AAAGGGGCCGAAGCCCCTAGGTTACTTTGATGATCTCACCGAAAGGCTCACATCCTCGCCACATCGGGTCGCGGTCAGTGGTTGCCCAGAACACCGGATAGTCTGGCATGGTGAAGTCGTGCCGTGCATTAGGCCCAACCTCGCCCCAACCATCGGTAAAGTAGATCATCGCGCATGGTTCGATATCGTTGCGCTCAACATAGTTGAACGGTGGATTGAACTCAGTGCCGCCGAACTCAGGAATCTTGAGCGTTAGCTCTTCATGCCTGTCGAACTCCTCGACACCGCACACTGTCTCATGGCAGTAGATGACCACAGTCCTGATTGGCTGCACCTCGTCAATGATGTCCTGCACATGCCCAGCATTCATATCCAACTCTTCTTGAGTCATGGAGTAGCTGACATCCTGCACCACAACCAACTCGCCGTTAGGCTCGCGGTTCTGCGTGGGCAGTATCAAGCCTTGCGATAGCAGCCGCCGATTGGGTCGAGCATAGGTATGCTCAGATAAAACGAACTGATCAAACGCAGACTTGAGGTGCTGGTGCCAAGGCACTGGATCACCAGAGAATCCGCTGATGATCTGGTCAACACTCGCGCCACGGCCAGAGCCACTGTCGCGGATCTTCTCATGGGCCTTAGCAGCCTCAAACACTTGCGAGGCAATCTCGCGCTCAGATTCAGCCTTAGCGGCCTCAGACATACCCTGCCCATCGTCGCCAGCAGCCTCCCATACCTCGCCCCAAGGCGCGTCAGGATCAGCAGGGCCATCACCAGCAGCAGAGCCACTGTCGCCCTCAGCGTCGCCCTCAGCGTCGCCAGTGCTAGGCTGGTCGCCGTCTTGGGTGCCGTTGTCGCCAGCCTGTGCCTGACCTTCGCCATCGTCGCACTGCTCGCCCTCGCCCTCATCGTTGCTGGGCTGGTCGCCCTCAGACTGCGGCTGTGGCTTGCTGATGATTGTGTAGATCTGCTCAGCAGACATGCCAATGTAGTCGGTGCTGTAGAGTCCACCGAAAACATCGAACCCGTCACGCACCAGCGCGTAGTTGATTGCGTAGTCGGCAGCTTCGTTCCACAGCTTGTGATCACGGTTACCCTTGCGTAGGTGGTGGAACCCATCAACGTGCATAACCTCGTGGGCAATCACGGTCATGATGAACCGCACACCGTGTTCTTTTTCCTGCCCGACAACCCATTGCTCATTGAAGTGGATAGCCTTGCCATCGGTTGCCATCGTCGCAGTCTTGGTGCTGGGGATCAGCTCCAGTTGATATGCGCGGAAGGCAAAGTAGGGGAAGGTTTTCAGAAGGCGCTTGCGCGCCTCTAGAATGATCTGCATAGCATCCATAACTATTACTCCGTTAATCCCATAGGCCAGTGAGGTTATCCACAATGGACTTGGCAGTGTCAGCAACAGCCTTGCGCTCAGTCTTGGACTCGCGCAGCTTGGCTGGGTCTAGGTCTGCAAGCTTGGTCAGCAGGGCATTGCCAGCTTGGGTCAGCTTGGGGTCACCCGTGATGTTGAGGCTGGGCAGCACAGCAGCCAGTTCCTCAATCTTTTCGACAGTGTTGTCGGTGAACTTGCTTGCACGTTTGGCACCAGCAGCCTTTGTGCCGTGGCGCTCTAAGCCGTCGATCAGAGCCTGTAACGTATCGACCACACGCTCATGCACAGACTCAGCAGCAGCCTCGACGCGACTGGTAACGTCGGCCTCAATACTGTCCTTGATCTTTTGCAGCTTGTCCGCAGGTAAGTTGACGCGCAGGTCGCCAGACTCTGGAAGCTTTTTGAGCGTGTAGCTTGCGCTGTAGGCGCTGAGTATTTCTTCGACTGTGGGGTAGTCGTTTATGTCGAAGGCATCGCCCAGATCCTTGGCTGCACGCTTCATCATGTTGGGGTATTCCTTGTATAGCTCGCGCTTCAAGTCTTCGATGTAGTCAATCTTTTTGACCCACGCAGCCTCAAACGGGTCGATGGACTCGCAGGGTATGAGTCGCTCGCGCTCAGCCCAAGGCAGGGTGTTAAACTTCTCTGTATGGTTGCGTAGCTGCCCATGAGCCTTGTTAAGGCCTTTGATAATCGGCGAAGCAAACAGCGTCTTGGTCACCTTAATGACGTTAGCTGATGCTTTCTTGGCGACTGTAAGCTCATCGGCCATGCCGCTATCGCGGCGGGTGTTAGAGAACTTGGTAATTTTTGTGCTGAGTAGCATTGCGTTGTTTTGGATTTTATCCATAGTCATTGACTCCGAAATGAATAAGGGGCCGAAGCCCCGTTAGGGTTTAGTGGGTTGCCTTGTGAGCAACAAACTCAGGGGTGTGCATCAGGTCTGCGTCACGGCGCGTTGCCAGCGCCCAGAACACCTCGACCAGTTCTTCATTGATCCGCTTGAGAACAACCACTGCATTGCCAAGGTTGTCAGTAGTCACCCGCGCAGCCAGCGCAGCGGTCACTGCATACTGCGTTGTGATCTCATTCGGCAGCGGCACGTTGTGCGGATCTGACAAGAACAAGTTGATGTCTGGCAGGTTACGCATGGTGCGGACAAACGCCATAAACTCAGCGGCAGCGCCGAATCCTACGGCACCCTCAATAGCGATCTGCTCAAGATCAGCAGGTAAATCGTCACTGAGAATGTCAGACACTGATTGCCAGCCGCGAGGTGTAGCGATAGCCACCCTGTCTTTAGGTGTGGCGCCATCGGGGAACTCGTGAATGAGTCCGGCCTGATCACCTGATGCCTCACCGCGAAACTTCAGGAACGCAACCACAAGCGGGTTAGCTCCAGTGTCTGCAAGGTAGTCGCTAGTCTCAGCAGCGGACGGCACAACATCCAAGTGATACTTGAACCGCGTACTGACGGCGGCGTCAATGCGGCCAGACACGCCAGCACCGTCATTGGGGCGATTAGATGCAGCGATAACAAACCAGCCCTTGGGCAGGATGTAGTCGCCAAGCTGGCCGTCGTTCAGTAGCTGGTAGCCAGCATATTGAGTCGAGGCACTGGCAAGCATTAGCTCATCTAGAAACAAGCAGCCCTCTGGGCCGTCGCGCTCCACGTTGGGTAGCCATGATGGCGTAGACCATTCGGTTGTGGATGCTTCGCCGTCGCCGCTGATGTACGGGACACCGCGAGTATCGACTGCATCCAACTGTGACAGGCGTACATCAATCAGGCCTATCGGTCTGTCGAGAGTCTTGGAAAGCTTTTCCATAGCCTGTCGGACGATTGAGGACTTAGCTGCCGCGTAGATGCCCCACAGAAATATAGGTAACTGGCGCTTGTCGCTAGACAGTTGAGAGGTCGCATGTGCGAGTAGTAGTTGTGCAGCCTGAGAGGGGCTGACTTTCGGTGCGTTTATTGATTTAGTCATAACTAGTCAATGCTCCAAAGTTAAGGTTGTTGGTTATCCAAGACCGTGCCTCCTACACGGTTTCACGCCACTAACCAAGCGGCACTCATCAGTTGGAAAAAGTTAAGTTGTCGGTAAACAGCCTGAGTTCTGCGTGTTCCCAGTTGTCTAGCCATTCGATCTGCGCTTTGACTCGCGGCCAGCGCAGGGTGTGACCTACCTGCTTTTCATAGTCGGCAAGTATCTGGTCGGACAATTTGCCAATGCTGAATATCCATTGCAGCCGTTCACGGTTGGTCAGGTTGGTGCGGTCTAGGTTCTGCTTGATGTCATCAATGTCTGACTGGTAATGCTCAATCACTTGGTGACTCCCCCCATGATCAAGCTCGCCATTGCGGCCTGTACCTTGCTGCTCGCGGAACCAAGCTCATCAACATGCGATAGCTCAAGCATTTGCCTATGCGCTGCTTCATGCATATCGACAAACTCAACAGCGGCAATCATCTGCTTGGTCGCGTTCTCAAGCTCACGGCGAGGCATGTAGGACTCAAGCTCTAAAGCTTTGTCGTGTGCGCCTTCTTCTTTACCCCTGTACTTGCGGCATTCCCTGTCGATGTCTTTCTGCGTGTTCCATTCTGTGACAGGCTGATCATCAGCCCATGCACATCTATCGACGTAGAAATCTATTCGGCGTTGTGTTCGCACCCATTCAGTGACGGTGCGCTGATGCTTGGGGTTGATAGCTTTGATTGCGTTAACGACTACGGTGTAGTCAGCAAGTTGTGGTTGTTTTTGTTTGGTCATGGCTAGAAGCCTCCCATTGATGCAGCACCGTGGCTGCGGGTTGCGGTTCTGATCTTGGCAACGATTGCACGCTTGCGTTCGATCAGTCGGTTAAGAAACAGGCGGCGGCGATTGTGTCGCAGCACCCGTTGTCGTTGTTGGTCAGTCATCACTCACTCCATAGTTCAGTTCAACAATAGCCACTCAGTAAGTGGTCATTGGTGAGCCGAAGCTCTGCGGTAGCTGAGGCGGTGAACCTCAGCCAATAGCCCGAACCGCATGTCGGCATTTGTATGCCTGTCGGGGAACTGTGTATCGCTTTACGGCTTTCGCGTGCGCCTGACCTTGGGGTCAAGTGGCAGGGCTGCCCGTGCGGGACGACCTTCACCATGTGGGGATTGTACACCTATGAACGCAGTACACAACACCCAGTAGTCAGTAAATAGTTAAGCTGGAATCAGCAGGCCTGCATCTCATCAAGCGTTGCGCCGATTTTTTTGGTGTATGCCGTCATCTTTTCCACGGCTTCTGCCCATGTATCAGCACCATCAGCAAAGTAGCCTGTATCCACATAGCCGTCTGCAAAGCTCCAAACGCAAGCGGCGTTACTGCCTTTTCTCCACTTGCCAAAACAGCTAACCGATTGTCCGTTTTTTGTGATTGTTCTTTTCATATCTAAATACTCTTCGTGTTCCTGCATATGAAACGAGCGGCATAGAAAATGATTACAAAAATAATAAAAATAATTTACACGGCAGGCAGCGGGGCTAATTCGACTATTAGATGAAACGCGCAGGCGAATATCAGATAGCAGTACGCAATACAAGTATTGACAGGCAAATAAGTAGCAAATAGTCAGTAACGAGTAGAAAGTACTTAGTAATCAACAACTTAGATACGAATTCCCGTCTAAGCGTATTTCACGATGAACTGGTGCATATGTATGGCTGGGGCAAAACAGGCCTTAGAACGCAATTCTGGGCCTCCTATCTACAAGCGCGAAATGTCAAGCTTTATCTATGTACTGGTTACTGGGTACTGGTGGCAGACGACCAAGGTGGGCGACGGTATGATTCCGGCAAACAGGCAGCACGGCATCGGACCATGGGCAAACCCAAGTCAGGACTCACAGCTAAACAGCGGCACTTTGCATTGGCATTGGGCAGCGGTGCAGGCATGACATTAAGTGATGCATACAGGGAAGCTTACGATTGCAAGAATATGAGCGGTGCTGCGATACGCAACGAGGCGTCGAAGCTTGCAGCCAACCATGACATCGCCGTGATGGTGGAGCGGCTCAGGGCAGAGAATGAGCGGGCAGTATCGGCCTCACTGGTCAATGACAGGGAGAAAGTTTTACAGCGCCTGCGGCAGTGGATGGATGATGCCGAGCCTACCGACACCAACAAGCTGAAGGCTGCACAGTTGCTTGGGCAGACCGTGGGCATGTTTAAGGATGTGGTCGAGACTAACAGCGGTGACCGTGCCAGCACCGAGGTAGCAGCAGAGATAGAGCGGCGCTTGGCAACACTGCAAGCAGCAGCCGATCCTAAGCCTAAGCCTGACAGTCTGCACTAGTGGCAACAGTACACCATACGCAAACGGTTACAGTACGCCGCACACAATACGCTAACCGTTGTACACCCCCTGCCTCTCAGCGAAATTGTCTATCATTTTGCATACCCCTACCCCCCCTATAGCCAGTTGCGTGCCACCGTCTATATACATA